GACAAGTGAATCTATCCTTGGGTTCTTAATTATCTTCCCTGCCTTTGTTGGATTTGCACTTCTATCTAATGTTATGGAAAGCTTGAAAATTTGGATTGCACCTAAGATCTGGCTAATTGAATACGCATCTGATTTGGTTAAATAAAAAGGGGGTGGAATACTATGAACAAGATCCTACTACCACTATTGGGTACCCTATTTGCATCGACAACACAGGCATCTATTGTCTTAGAGGAAAAACCTGAAGTATACAAATATCAATGCAACTATTCCACCAAAGAGGATCCTAATGGTAACCGTACACTGGTTGTTGTTTGGGGTGAAGTGGACTCCCTAGCTGAGTTGAAAGGTAAGCAAGAAGTTATCGTAGAAGCTGATGGTGAGTCTAAGATTATCAAGGTTGGTAATTGTACGGTTGAGATGTAGGAGGTTATTATGGAACTATTAACTAAAACTGATGTGGAAATGATCGTTGAAGATAAGATTTACGAATTGATCAAGGAGAATGTGGAAGTTGTAATTTCTCGTGAACATTGTTACGATTTACCGAATGATCAGATGAAACTTGAGATCGAGATTTGGTATGGTAATGAGAAAATTGACAGCGGTTTTGTAGCGGTTTAGGTGTCAGATAATTTGAATATTAACTGGATATGTGTCAGATAATCTGATATAATAGTAAGTGTAGAGGAGATAATATGAGTATTAGAAAAGAGTTAAGTACTATCCTTCGAGAACACAAGATAGGTATTACTTATAAAGAGATTTCAGAGGGGTCTGGAGTTTCTCTTACCTCTGTCCGCTATGCGCTTAATGGTGGGGAAAATGTTGGGCTTGAAGTGTTCCAAAAGTTGGTAGATTTCTTAGAGGTACCTATCGTAATTACAGTTGATAAAAATTCGTATCTTCAGTAAAGCAACATTTAAGGAGTTGTCGCTAGCTCTTGTCCTGTAAGGGTTTGCGACTTCTTTGTGTTATAAGATTTATATCAAAGATCAGACTAGAGAGTATCTTACTATACAAGGATAATTAATATTATGAGAGATTTCATCATACCTAAACCTTTACTGGAATTCATAGATAAGTGTAGAGGTTATAGGTGTAGAGCAAGTTACATACTTAAATGTATTGACTACATCAAAGAGAATAACATCAACATTAACGAATATTACGAGAATAAATACGACGATGATAGAATTAAAGAACCTCAGCGAGGTAGAGAGATGTGTGATAGGTAGTCAATGTAGGAAATTCTTTCTCACATACAATAAATACAAAACTTGTACTGGAATCTTTAATAAGCTTAAAGATGAATTAAACTTAACCAAAGCTCATGATAAAGAGTTGTGGGTAGTTGTGAATTGTGCAGCAAAAGCTTTCAAGCAAGGCGTTAATGGGAGCGAATTTTCATTATCTGCACCAGTGTACAAAAAAGCTAATGAATCCCATAACCTAAAGCTCAGCCACATAAGAGCTACTAAAATTATTCATAAATTAGACGAGCTTGGGTACCTTCTTTACTATAAAGGGTATGGAACTCCAGTAGAAGGTTCAAGTAACTGGATGCGTAGTTGTATTTTCTTCACTGATAAAATGAGTACCTTGTTCACACCCGATACACTAAGTAAGATTAAATCTGAAATAGAACCTACACAACTCGTAGAAATACGTTGCAGTACGACTAAAGAGTGTATACTCTCATACTCCAAGGTAAAAGGCGTAGTTCCCAGAAGAAGTTTTATGTTTGAATACAACGGGGTATTGAGAGAACATGAGATCACTTTATTAGGTAAACGTTGCTATGTAGAGTATAAACAAGTGTTCCACGACAGTTTAGAGGGCAGTGGTAGAATCTATACTTTCGGCAAGTTCCAAACTAATAAATCTGAATTGAGACAATTTATAAAGATTGATGGAGAAGACACTACAGAAGTGGATTTATCCAATCTTCATATCTCTATACTTCGTGTTATTCAAGGGTTACCTCCCGTCAATACCTTTTTTGATCAGTATGATATTAAAGGTTACCCAAGAGATATTTGTAAGGCAGCAATTATGTGCATGATAAATTGTAAAACAGAACGTGGGGCAGGTATTGCACTCCATAATATATGTAAGGATTCTGATTGGGATTATTCAGAAGATCAGTGCAAGGAAGTTGTAAAACTTTTAAAAATCCATAACAATCCTGTGGTGTTCTTCGGAAAACAATCCAGTGATTGGAAAGTATTACAAAGGTTGGATAGCATGTTGTGTGAATTTATAATTGGCAGGTTTATTAAAGAAGGTATTCGAGAGGCAATCCTGAGTTATCACGACTCTTGGGTTGTTAAAGAAGATTTGAGAGGTTATTTAATAGATAGTATAAAAGCTGCTTGGAGGTATGTTATGAAGGTGGACTATGATTGTAAGATCAAGGTAGAGTTTTGAAGAAGAATAAGAAGACCTCACGAAACTTTAAAGGAGCTAGTTAAATAAATGAATAAAGCTTATAAGGTACGCCTCTACCCTAACAAGGATCAGGAGGTATTGATTAACAAAACCTTCGGTTGTGTTAGGTTGGTATGGAATACCTTACTAGCTAAAAACCTCGAAGGGTACGCAGAGCAAGGTTCTGGTTGGAAACAAGACTATAACACCACTATTGTTAAGAAAGATTTTGAATTTATGTCTGAAGTGTCTGCTGGAGCTTTGCAGCAGAAGAGCAGAGATTTAAAAGAAACTTATTCTCAGTGGTTTAAAAGTATCTCAGGTAAACGTAAGGGTAAAGCTTTAGGGTTTCCTAAATTTAAGAAGAAAGGGATCAAAGATTCTTATAGGCTATCTAATCAAAAATTTAAAGTTTTTCAAGAAGATAACTTGATTAGGTTAGAAAAGATAGGTAAAGTATCTTGTAAGTTTCCAAGTCACATTCCTGAAAGTTGTAAGCTTATCAGTGTAACTGTAAGTAAAACTAATTCTGGAAAATATTACGCTTCTGTTGCTGTAGAACAACAAATAGAACATTTACCATTAACAGGTAAGAAAATAGGTATTGACTTAGGATTGAAAGATCTGATGACATTATCTAATGGTATTGTTGTTAAGCGAAGTAATTATCTTAGAGAAAGTCAATCTAAGATAAGGAAAGTTCAACAACACCTCAGTCGTAAGATTAAAGGTAGTAATCGTTACAATAAGCAAAAACTCAAATTAGCCAGATTAAATGAGAAAGTGGTTAATCAACGTAGTTGGTTCATACATAACGTTACAAAATCTTTAGTTAATGATTATGATTTCATCAGTGTAGAGACTTTAAGTTCTCAAGATATGCAAAGTCATAAGAATATTAACAAGGTTTTATCTGAAGTAAGCTTGTATGAAGTTGTAAGACAGCTTGAATATAAATGTAACTTTTATGGTAAAACTTTTGTTAAAGTTGATAAATGGTTTGCATCTTCTCAAACATGTAATGTTTGTGGAGTTAAGAACAAAGAAGTTAAAAACCTCGATGTTAGAGATTGGCAATGTGTTTGTGGTGAGCATCACCACAGAGATGTGAATGCTGCTATGAACATTTTAAAACGAGGTTTTAAAGATATATCGGGGGAGTCTCTCGATTACAAACGTGGAGATTTTATCGACACCTTTAACTATGTTAGAGAGATAGATAATTTCATCGAAACGTTGACAACTCTATAATTTATTATAGAGTTGATGACTATGGAGATTTATTTTATGCAAGATTTGATTATTTCAGGAATGGTTGGCGGCTTCGTGATGTACCTTGTTATGAAATATAAACAAAAGTTTATCGTAGAACCTACCTATGCAGAGTTTGGTCGCATGTCTAAATTGCTTTGGTGTTATGGTTGGAACTTCTGCAAGTCTGAAACAGGGAGTACAATCATCTATAAAGAAGGTGAAAACACTACCTACATGTTCTCAGGTGATTGGATGTACAAATTGTTAAGGAAAGATCGACCACAAAGTGAACGAGTACAAGACCATTGGCTCAGAGTAAATAAGGAGAAATAGCATGAAATTTAGCAACTCAGAAACACTCAACAACATTTTAACAGGAGTTATTAAGGCAGGTGTCGGTATTGAGATTTGGAATGATAGTGAGGATGGTATCTACATTGACCTTTGTACTGGTATGAAATCTCATGCTTATCTTTTCATCGGAGAAGATTCCTGTACATTGAAGGGCAGATACAATGAAGAGGTTAACTTAACCTTTGATGAGGAATGGAAGGGAGAGTTGGAACACAGTTTTTACTCTTTCATTGCTAACTGTAAATGTTATCGTAACTTTGCAAACAGTGGTTGGTTGGACTTGTTGGGAAGTAAAGGTATTGATTTAAATAAATATTAAGGAGAAACATTATGATTAAAACTAAAGAAGATTTACACCACACTTTTATTGACGGCTCTTGCGAAGAGTTGAAGAAGAAGCTACTAGAAAAGTCTAAGGAGTTTGATTTGGAGGTCAACCCTTCTGCCCACAAGAATGTAGCTATAGGTATTAATCTTGCTGAAGTGGGTAAGCCCAGCTATTTTCAAGTGGATCATAATGGTACACACTTAGAATACTACCGTGATCTGCTTAAGTATCGGGAACTTACTCTTGAGGATTTTGAAGAGGTACAATTCACCATTCCTTGGGATGATGCTCCGGAGGGTTATGATTATTGGATTGTCCCAACAGGCGCTCATCTATCAGAAGGTTCGTTCCATAAAAAACACGGCTTAGCTTACGAAGATCAGAGTGGATTCTATTGGGAGATAGGTTACGAAGGTTACCATTACCAAGTATATACTAAACCTGATAATACATTACCAAAAGAAAAGCAAGATACTGTTGAATCGTTGAAGGCGGATATAGAGGGTTCTGAGGTTAAGAATTACAAATACACTCCTGTTGAGGTGGAATCAATCTTCGACCTTCGTGAGATGTTTGAGAAGGGAGAGTTATATTTCCGATGGTTAGGTAATCCTGAAAAGGGAAGTGGTGGCGTAGGGTATGATCAAATCACTAACGAAAATATGCTTATTTGTCGTTATGAAGAGGGTCGTCTACTCCTCCGTAAAGAGGTTAGTTGGCAGGATGAAGTACTAGAATATTTGAATAAACCTAGCGAAGAAGGCTTTGAAGGTGAGCTTCCATCGAAGTTTCGTGTCGATTATGAGGATAGTAGCTTCTATCTTGTAGACTCCGAGTTCCTTGAAATGTGTCGTGTAGCTTTACGTGCAAATGGAGAATTATAATGATTGAACGATTAGCAATGATCCCTCGGTTCTTGTTCCACATTCTTGGCCTAACTATTTGCATGATTATTTTAGCAATACTGGGTTTTACTTGGTCACCAATTGCTTGGGTTATTACAGGAGACGGTACTGCAGGTCTTGATTGGATGTTTAATTGGGTAGAGTTTCACGTGGAGTATTTGGTATGAAAACATTAACCAAATATAGCCTAATTCTTCTCGCTACGCTATCTGTGAGTGGTTGTTTTAGTGGAGATGATAAATCATACGTGGATGTAGTTGAAACGTCTCAGAATGCCTCTCAGAGAGAATTACAAAAACCTAGTTACTTAGTTGAGTGCTGGATGTGGAGTAGTGCTAGCCCTAGTCATGTCTATAAGGTGCATACCTACAGGGGTACACTGGATGGGGTGTATAATCTGCCTGATGGAACTAGAGTCCCGACTAGTAAATGTATCGTAACTAATATGTAGTCAGGTAGGAGAATAGCCCACCATTCGGTGGGCTTTATATTCGTATCTAATATTTGAAACGGCACTTCCTGTTCTGGTTTTGTCTCCAAGGAGTTTCCATGTCCCATTTGTTTTTATGGACTCCAATTATAACACCTCCCTCTACTAAACTATCTTCACCTGAAGGGGGAAATACTACACAACCGATCATGTTTGGGTCAGCTTTTAAATCATCCAGTAAGGATTCCCAAGAAGAGTCTGAATCACTATCTCCGTGCCACTCTATTTCAACCTCCCTGCGTCCCACCTTCTCTCTCCGGCGCTTCAGTGCTCCATCGCCAGTGCTGCCAGAACTCTTTTTAATCTGCTTTCGAATCAGGTGTTGTAGAGTTGCAATTGCAAAGTAATATTTAATCTGACAATCGCTTCCATCAGGGTGCTGGTCTTTAACCGTATCCAGAATAATTTGGAGATCGGTATCTGTAATATCCGTTTCATCCAAGCACAACCAAAATCTGATCCAATCAATAAACTCTTGATCTGTCATAAAATATTTCTCCTAAAATTGATAAACTTTATTTAAACTCTTGACATACTATCTTTATACACTTATTATATCACACATATTGACATCAAAGGAGATAGAAATGACATTTAGTAAGAAAGCTAATACTGCTACAGAAGATAAAAGTTCAGTAACCAAAAGTAATAATCCTTTTGTACCCACAGAAGAACAAGAGTTTGGTAAGAATTTAGTAACGAAAGAAATGATGGTTAAGTTTGGAGCCTGTGCAGGTTCAGGTAAAAGCTCAAGCTTATACTACTTTGCACGTTGTAATCCAGTACCTTCACTAGGGTTGGTATTCAACAAATCTATGGCAGAGGAAGCCACAGAGAAATCACCCGATCACGTTGAGTGGATGACTACACACAGCCTAGCATATCGAACCAAAGGTAAGATGTTCCAACATAAACTTTCACGTCCCAAAGGTGGGCGTTATGTGAATGTTGCGGCAACTGGTACTGAGATTGCCATCTACTTCCGACTTCCAGATTTCCACATGACGGAACAATCTTTCATCAGTAAAAACTACGTAGGTTTAATTGTAAAAGATACGGTAGCACAATTTGAGATCAGTGAAGATTTTGCAATGGAAAGCAAACACATTCCATACCACCACATTAAAGATCTTGAGAAACGTTACGGAGATTTATTTCCTAAGAAGAAGTTCAAATCCTTGGTGTTCCGTCGAGCAAAAGAGTTGTGGGAAGAACGTATTGACCCATACAGTGATGTACTGATGAATCACAATACTTATTTGAAGTTATATCACCTAAGCAAGCCTGACTTGTCTAAGTATAAGATCCTGTATGTGGATGAATCCCAAGATATAAATCCTGTAACAATGGATATTATCCTTATGCAAAAAGATAAGTGCAAGATTGTGTGGGTTGGTGACGAAAAACAGAGTATTTACGGCTTTAATGGGGCGGTGAATGCAATGTCTAAGATTAATTGTAAACAAGCTTACCTAACCAAGAGTTTCCGTTTCGGACAGAATATTGCAGATATTGCTAAACATGTACTTCGTCACAAGATGGAAATTGTAGGTAATGAACAAATCAATTCTGTAGCTTCTCGTGAAGATGGTGTTGTTGACCGAACTAAACCCTACACATTATTGTTCCGAACCAATATGGAATTAATCTTCCAAGCAGTTAAATTAATCACAGAAGGCGAGGATGTTAATGTAAATGTTGACCTTAAAGATTTTGTAGCTATGATTAAGTCGGCACAAGCATTGTATCAGGGGGATTTGAAAAAGGTTAAGCATGAGAACATCCTACCATTTACGACATGGGAAGATTTGGTTGAAGAATCTAATCATATTGCAGAGCTAAGCCGATGCGTGTCTATCGTAGAAGGGGAGGAAGCAGATCACATGATTAAGGTGCTTCATAGCCATAAAAATAACAAGAATGCCAAGGTAACAATTTGCAGCGCGCATAAATCAAAAGGTTTAGAGTGGAAACAGGTAATCTTAGGTGATGACTTCCCTAGTAACTATGACCATAAAGGGCGTTGGGTAGGTTTAAAAGAGCAGGAAGAGAATTTACTATATGTATCTGTTACTCGTGCGGAGGAATCTTTACAGTATAATTCTACAGTAGCGGAACTTTTAGAAGTAGATGGAGTTGATACAGCTAGATTATCTGTAGGTAAATTGTAAACAAAATAGCCCACCATTCGGTGGGCTTTAGTATTACTATATTTAAGGTGCGTCGTTCACTATATCTAACGAAGTCATATTAACCATTAGGAAATCTGAATCACCGATGTTATCCTGAAGTATAGGGTACGTATCTCCATCTCCCATTCTCCACCATGCGGATGGAGGGTTTAACAAAGAAGATAGATCAAACGGTACACCTAAATTGTAAATAGTTGCAATATTACTTGATTGATCTGAATTGAACAAAGCCACTTCGTCAAGCTTACAGTTATTTCTCATGTAATTGGAAGAGGTTCCGTTCCTACCCAGTAAGAAATATTCAGGAAGAATACTACTCGAATACCCAAAATTGCCATGAGATGTGTTTAATGTTTGCTCAACACCATCAATGAAAATCTTGAACCTGCTGTAGAAGTCTGAGGTATCTAACGGACTGTCACCCGTAGTGCCACGATCATAAGTACCTCGTATGTTATACCATACGTTTTGAGAGATACCGTTATTAGGTGTTTCAAACTCTAAGTAGCTACTATTGGTACCGTAACGAAGTCTTAGGTGACGATCATTACTACTTCCATCATACCAAAGTTGAACCCTACCTTCTGTACTCTGACTTGAACCACCAAACATCAACAAAGTTTGTTCTTGATCAGAAGAAGTCCCTGCTTTAAAGTACAAAGATATGCTCCAAGCATCAGAAGCCCCTGTACCATTTGCAGCTCGGAACAAAGGGTTCAATACAGAAGGTATTCCGAAGCAATAATCATTGTTATTAAAACGTACACTCTTAGTGTTGGCATAAGGAGGATTAGATACTGTGATAGTTAATGTTTGTACATCGCTTCCATTGTAGTTCACAGCCCTCATAGTAGGTGTATACACTCCGGAGGGTAGAGATCCTAGAATCTTACGTACATTACCTTCTGAAGTAACCAAGCCGCTAGGGAGGTTTTCCCATTCATATCCGACACCGAAATCTGCAGTGAGTTCATAATTGATCACTTCTCCAGACACAGCGTTGATGTTTAAAGAAGAGGTAATAACCGGAACCTCTGCACCAGAAGTGCCACTAACCATAAACTCAGCATTTAATGCATTTACTGTAGAAGCTCCGTCAACACCATAAGTATTGTCGTTCTCGTCAATAAATTCATTGTAAGGTTCATTGGATACAATATCTACTTGTTTAGCTAGATCTCTTACCGAAACTAGAGTATCGTCTGTATCGTTAAGGATTGCTTGTAGTGAGTTAGTGAATTGTGCCCCATTAGCGTCTTGAAGGAAGATGCTGTTAGCAGCATCGTCTCTGTAGATTTTAATCATCGTCTAACTACCCCTATAGCTGAACCTGCATTGACCAAAGTGCCGTTGGTAGATAACTTAATTTGAAGTTTTACCGGATTATCTTTAGTGTTAGTATCCCCTACATAGATCATGTCCGGTGTCAAGCTGAACCTATATGGTTGCCCACTGCCACTATCTAATCTCCCTACGACCTTCTCCAAAGTATATTCTCCTAAACCAGCACCTAGAACATACCTCAAAGTAAGTAAAGAGTTATTTGTACTAGGGGTCACACTGTAGTCGTTCCTAATAAATACAGTATCCCCGAAATTAAGTTCAGTAAGATCTAAGTAACCTGTAGAGGTGTCTATGAGTTGTGTCACATCTGAAGGTAGGAAATTTAAGTTTGTGAATGCCCCTAAACCATCATTGGGAATATCCGTCCAAGTATCCGCAGTGAGGGTAAGAGGAGTAATAGAGGTACTGGTATCATTGTAATCTCCGATACCATCTCGTGTAGGGGCAGTAGTGTTTAAGGGATCTACTTGAATCAAACCGCCAGTGTAACTTGCCGTATTGTGCATACGGGCAGTGACAGTGCTTAAGATGTTCACATCAAAAGAATCTAGACCAGTATTTACCCAAGAAAATCCTGTTGCCATTTTGAATCGTACAACACCGCCATTAGTAGGAACTACATAGATTGAGTAATCTTGCACACCTTCAGCAGTGATTAAGGATGGATCAGGGAACTCAAGAGTCTGAGTAACACCGTCTACATTCACTACAATAACATTACAACTACTGTCGATAACAGAAACACCGTCAACCCCTGAAGCATTTATTTCTATAGCATCCCTAGGATTACAAGGGGAGAATGAGGATGAAGAACCCCCACCATTACCTCCTAATGATCCTCTAAGCAGAATAGGCATCTATACCTCCTTAGCAGAAAGTTTGCAACTGTAATTTCCTACTGGTTTCGCCCAGATATCATCACTACCTGCCACAATATCAGCCACTGCATAATTACGGTCAATCCCTGTCAAAGTATCTCCCTCAGCACCCACAGCAGGGGCAGTATCACTCTCTTGTAGCATAACAGATCCGCTGTGGTTTTGTATTTGGAAAGCTGTTCCTGTAGCAAAACCAAATAAGGTATTTAGGTTAGTCCACTGGTTAGGAGACACTCTCTCAACCTTTATTTTTTCAGCCATTATTATATCCTTTCTTTGTTTGCATCTTATAATAAATATTATACCACAAAGGTTATATAAAGTGTTGACAAGGTAAGGTTAAAGATGTATTGTACATTGGAAAGTTAAGTTAATAAGAGGAGAAAGCGTATGTGGTATATTAAGAATTCCGAAGGACAATATTATGTTGGTAAATGCCTAGTTACGGGTTGTGAGGTTTGGAAAAATCACCGTACACGAGCTACAGAGTTTCTATCAGAAGAGATGGCACACAATGTGGCGAGAGTTGATATGTTGATTGTATATTCGGTTGAAGAGGAGTAAGATATGGAAAAGGTGGCTTATAGACTTACAGATCTTATCGGTTTCCGAAGTGAAGTGTCTGCGTATATTGGAAATGAAGAATTTTATAAAGGTTTTGGTGGATTGATATCTGAGGAAGTAATTGTTGGGAGCTTAGATAAAGTTAATGGTAGTTTGTTGACAGAAAAGTACGGAAGTATTACAAAAACTGAACTAGACCGATACTTTGAACGTGTGGAACTTTTTGAAGTCGAAGTAGACGTTATGTGTGAGGTATTTGTGGGACAAGAGTGGAGTAGGTTTATACCTAGGGTGAAATACAAGCCTCACTACCTTAACGAGTGTGTATGGGCGGGCGATCTGGAAGTAGGGGTATCTACTTGGAAATATCAACAGTTAAAAGTAGACGCCTATCGATTTAGGAATCTCCCAAAACCCTCTTGGCAAGAACAAGTTAGCGAGGAGTTTGAAATGGCTTATGTAAAAAAGGATGATACTTTTGTGCAGATGGGCGAAGGTTGGAATTCTGAAGGTATGTTAAAACTGGCTAAAAGAGTAATAGAACTTTCAAGAGGAGAAAAATAAATGGTGGATAAGCAAGAAATTTTACGACAACTACAGTGTAACCGTAATAACCCTACTGTAGTAGAAGATGTGCAACCAGTTACATTGGGTATGCCTATACAGATAGCAGAAAAAGATGGAAGCTTCCTAAGTCACATGATGGTCGTTAGGGGAGAGGATAAATTTGCCATACTACAGTATTCAGGGGAGTTGTCATTGAAGTTAGATATGTCAGAATCACATAAAACGGACAATAAGAAGATTGATTTGGTAAGTAAAATAGTAGCTGATATTGTAGAAGATGCGATTGATACTTGGTTTGACTACAAGCATTACCACCTCCCTGCATACTCTTTCATTGTGACTTACTGTTTGGTGAAAGGTGTGGATTTAATCGAGATGGGTGTTTTTGAATTGTAAGGATGTGAAAATGCCCACCGAATGGTGGGCTATGTAGGTAACTCTTTGTAGTAAATATTACTTAGATTCTAACTCTTCTTTGAAGGCTTTAATCATATTAGAGATCTTCATTGTTCGGGATAACTTTATTGAGAATTTAGACTCTGCGTATTGATCGAGGGCAAGTTTGTCTTCTTTATTATTATCAAGAGACTCAATCCATTCCCAATCAGGAGTTACATCACCTGAAGCTTCTACAACGATAGTTTCAATGTCAGGGACAGGCTCGGATACTGGAATCTCTTCTACTTTCTCTTCTTCGGTTTTGGAGATGGTTTCTTCTTTTTGTTCTTGTACGCCATAGGTTTCACCTTCTTCTAGAATAGCAATGTTGAAATAAGTTTGACCTCCAAATGTAGATTCCTCTGGAACAAAACAGGTACCAAACATCTCATTAAATTTACGTAGAGTGTCTACAAAATGTGTGCAGTGGATGATTTTATTATTTACACTGAAACTACCACGAGGCAATTGCATACTGATGTTTTCATCGATTGAAGAATCGTTAGCTTGTTTGAATAGGAAAGGCCAAAAATTGTGGTAACCTACGATGTACTGGAACTTCATTATATGTATCTCCTTAAGTATTTGAGGCAAGACCAAGGATTGTGTGAAAATACTCTTGACTTGTTTATACTGTTATTATAGCATGGAAAGGAAATGATAGGCAAATTTAGGAGATGATATGAAAGAAGAAGGTATTGAAGTTCCAGAAAGTGAATGGACAAAAGGGCAAAGAGAGTTTGTAGGAAGTACTTTTCCGACACCTAAAGGTGGAGTATTAACTGTAGTCGGTGTTGGTCATAAGGAAAGGTCGTCCTCTTCAGTATTCATCGCTGAATGCAGTATTTGCAGTGGAGATACAAAACTTTGGCCTTACGGTAGTATCCGAAGTACTAAAGGGAATTTAAGTAAGGGGCAAACTCCTTGCGGTTGCAGTTCAAATGTACGTTGGTCTAAGGATCAGTTTAAAGTTAAAATCGTCCGCAGATGTGAAGAGGTAGGTTACATATTCCACAACTTTTCAGAAGAATATGTAGGTAATACTACAAAGCTAAATCTTGAAAATCCAACCACGGAAAATAAATGGAGCACTACCAGTATTAATTCTTTCTTATCTGGAAGTAAAGACCCTTCAGAAACTAGGCTATTACTTGGAGACAGTAGTAGGCTGTCAGTCGAAGAACACCTACAAAACTTTAAAATAGCAGGATTAGGAGATTTTACCTTTAAGAGGAGTGAAGATACCAACAGTAAAGGTCATAAAATATATTGGGAATACACTTGCCCTACCTGCTCCTTTGATGAATATGTGGAAAATGGATTATGCAGGGGTGTATTTAAAGCCTCCACATCCAACCTAAGAAGTGGTTGTAAATTTTGTCGTTGTAGTTCAGCATATAAGTGGACACAAGGTCAGAGAAGGTATGCAATAGATAAAGTGTTAAAGGAAGAAGGGGGAGATTTTATTGACTGGAGTTCCAACCTTGAATATGAAAACAGCAGGTCAAAATTTCGATGGTATTGCCGAGAAGGTCATACATGTGTAACTACTGTAGATAAGTTTCTAAACGAAGGTACTAGGTGCCCTTCTTGTGCAAGGTATGGATACAATCCTTCTGAGATTGGAAATCTTTACTTGGTAGAGTGGTTTGGGTTTGGCAGGTCTTACCTGAAGAAAGGGATTACCAACAGGGATGTGTTGGAACGGGTAAAGGATCAACATTCAAAAGGTAAACTCGATTACCATATCATTAGAAAAATAACGGGAGATGGTTTTGTTATCAAGAAATTTGAGGAGTTTTTAAATAAAAAGTATAAAGGTTCCGCATGTCCAAGATTGTGGCTACCGGACGGGTATACAGAAACTTTAGAAAATACGAAGGGCAATTACGATAATATTAATAAGGATTTTGACTATTTTCTAAGTGTCCTGACAAGTATTTAAAACAAAAAAAAAGAGAACCTTTCGGTTCTCTTTATAGTGATACAAGTTACTGATTTTTATACAGTAATTGTTACATCTGTCACTAATTCTGGCCTAGAAATCATACATGCATATGCAACTTCTGATTCAACACGATCCTCTCTCCACCCCTGTAACATAAAGAGGTACGAGCCTCTGGAGATTTGGTTTACAAAATCTTTACCGTAAGCTGGTGCAAATGTATGCTTGAACATACCTTCATAGTCAAGAGGGAACATAACACCAGTACCGTTAGTAAGCTTACCACTCGTGTCCTCTAGGACGGTAATGCCCTTGAACGAAAATACTTGGTGTAATGCATCACCGCCTAGACGACGAGTCAGGTATTCAGTGGTACCTGAATCACGGTTTTCGAATGCTGAACGTACCTGTGCATGACCAACGATAGCATTGAAGTCACGAGTCGTTACCATAAGCACCATACTAGAGAAACCAGTATTTTCGCCCATATCATCTACCGTTGCTTGACGTGCTGCACCTAGAGCTACGAACGGGTCAGTTGCTGAAGTTGTATCTACCGTAGCTGTTTTACGAGCCGCACCCCATAAGGTAGAGAAGTTTTTAGCCAGTGCTGGAACTTCATTACCTGCTGAATCTACAGCGTGGATCTTGTTCTCTAGGAGAGCTTTGTACTGTACGTTACGAATATATTTTCCGTGTGAACGTTGAATGTGTTGAATTTTTCTCTCAACCAATGCTTCAATTGTTGCCGTAGAAGACTCTGTACCGTACTCACGGAAAGCCTCTACCTCGTTACCACGAACGTTGGTGTCAAGAGTTGCGTAAGGAACTTCGATTAGTTCTTTACGAGCACCCTCTGAACCCATGAACTGACGCTCACCGCCTCGTGCAACGTTGTACATGTTTGTTAGACCTTTCTCTTCACGCTCGAACTCTGCGTAACGTTGGTCAATGTAATCCGCATCTGCCATATCGAAAACACCTAGCTTCTCTAGGAAGTTCTCTGTACGTGGTGCAAGTGCCATAAGTGGGGTGTAATCAACTACACCGAAATCGCCCATACGTGCTGACATATTTTATCTCCGTTTATTACTTTTAGTTAGTGGATTATTACTGTAGACGAGAAGTGTCAACAACAGCAGTTTGAAGTTTAATGCTCTTATCTTCAACAGCAGCTTGTAGAGTAGCTAGTTGAGCAGCATCCAGTTCAGCGACATCAGAGTATTTAACAGCAGTGCCGTTAACAATAGCTAGACGCTTAACAACATTTACTAGGTGCGTTTCACCAACTTCAGCAAACTCAGCAAATTGTGGATCATCAATGAAACCAACAACGTTTGCAACATCTGCTTCAGCAGCTTCTGTACCTGCAGCCACTAGAGCTGAACCGTTGTCCATAGTTGCAGTCTTAGTTACTTGTACTGATTCCATTGCAAGAGCGTAGTCGTTGCAGTGTAGTACTACATTTTTACGTAGTGAAGTAGCCATAATTCTTTATTCCTTATGTCTTATTTTTTAAGTTTAGCTTTAACAATATCTGCTAGTTGAGCAGTACGGTCTTTGTTTGTAAGTTGTTCTGATTCAAGGTTATCTTTATTACCTTTTTCCAACTCTTCTTCTTTCTTCTCTTCTGGAACTTCAGCTTTCTTTTCCAGTTCAGTTTCAAGTTCTGAAACTTTATCTTTAGCAGCAGTAAGAGCTTTCACCAATACTTCACCACCTTCAGACATTAGAGATTTAACCAGTTCTTCTACATCACCTTCATCAACGAAAGCCATACCTTTAACTAGTTCAGTTGTTTCAGCTTTAAGCTCTGCAGCTTTGCGTAGTTCTTCTTGCTCTTTACGATCAGCAGTGACGGCATTAGCAACAGCATTTTTAACCATTTCCTGCATTTCTTCTTGAGTCATTGTCACTACATCTTGTTTATCAGACATAATATCCTCTTTATCTTCAACATCTGGGGTATCAGTAGGAACTTCCCCTTCGATTTCCCCATCTGCATCCGTATCCTCCAATTCAGAGGTTTCTTCTACTTCAGGGTTTTTATCTTTACACCAAAGAGCAGATTTGATAAGCTCCTCTCCAGTTTCAGAATCTATATATAATTCTCGGTTACTTGTTACACGTAAATCTTGACCTATAGTAACAACACCAGTTTCTGTACTTTCATAATCAACAGCCCATAATTGACCATTGAAACGGAACGCTACCATATCTTCGTTGAAATCATAAACATCAACCCAGATATACTCTTCATGTGAAGTTTTAAGTACTGTTTCTAAGGCTTCTTGTAAACTACGACGTTTATTAGAGAAAGACATTTTTGTCAGTACTTGCTCAGGAACTTTACCTTCTAAACTCTTGATGATATCTTGAGGTAGTTTACCTTCGGTATCACTTTTTAATAAAAGTTCTTGGGTACGACCATTAGCTGAGTAACCTTGCCACCTACCACAGATAGCAATGTGAGGGTTTTCTTGGTCGAAGTTCAGATCCGTAACCTCACTATACTTATTTAAATCTTTGTCAGGCATTGTTGATCCTATTTAAGTTTGTAAAATTCTTTAGCACCTTTACCTTTTAGATTACCTCTAGGCCATAACCAAGAAGCGCTCCAGTAAAGAGGAGAGAACTTATCATCTAATCCGTCTTGTCCGCCAAACCTAGCATAGAATTTATCATTAGCTTCTACAGATTGATTATCTGCAAGAGATGGATCGCCAAATCGGACTACCTTAATCTTTTCACCCTTCTTGGCTAAAACCTTACCTTGCTTCTTACCGGAATCCTTCATAGGTTTATTATAACCTACAAACTTTTCTCCTCGGTAGATTAGGTTACCTGCAGAGTCTTTTGTTACGGTAGCTTTTTGTAACTCTTCAGGACAAGAAGGGTCATTGACGACTCCCCAACCTCTTAACGACAATCCTGCAATATTAGGCATACCATCTTCTTGAGGGGTGATGCGCTCTTTCCAGAGTTCAACATTGTGGTACTTAACTTCAGCCACCCATGTACCCTCTTTAATCGCTTGTCCATTAACTTCACAATCGAAAGGTACAGTGTAATGTTTAACCAACTCTACATTAGCTTTTTCTGTATCGTCATATTGGTGGAAGAGGTTCATACTTAAACGTCCCTCCCTCCAAGCTTTGTCTGCAGACTCGTAACCTTTTTGGACAGTCTCTTTACTATACCAGTGACCGTGTGCATCAGGGGTTTCAGGTTCTGCTACGATTTCTACAGCAATACGTTGTTCTAGGTCGTGGGATTTTTTGATTTCTAATTGAGAATTACTATCAGTTTTAGAAGTATTCTCATCTCCGAATTGTTTTACATAGGACATCATACCTTCGTAAAACTCTTTGAATCGGTTAGTTTCCATTCGTTTACCTTATAACAATAATTATAGCACAACCAAACAGGTGATACAACAAAACTGTTGACTTATTCTGTAGTTGTGCTATAGATGGTTACTTTTTATTCTTTTCAGACAGTTTAGACTTCACTATCTCATTTAAATCTTGTGTACGTTGTGCGGAATCAGACTTAGCTAGAAGCAATTTATCATTTACAGGAGTCCCTTGGATACTATCTTGTCGAGGAGCAAACCAATTGATCGCTTCTTCAACCTGCTTATCCTTAGCCTTCATTAGCTCATCCATATCAGTAAAACATTTGATCAGTACTCCTCCCAAATCTCCACTAACAGCAGTCATAGCTTTAACAAGGGATTGGATATTATCTTTATCTACGAAATCGTAACTTTTAAGAAGTTCAGTGGTATCTTTTTGAAGTTGTTCTGTTTCAAGTTGCTTACGAGCTTTCTCAATAGCTTTCATTTCAGCATTCTTGATTAACTCTTGTACCTGATCCATACTTAACATTTCTGGGACATTTTCTTCTACTACATTATCACTCACTGGCATCTCCTACTTATTCTCTGCGTTGGTATCGCTATTTATTTGTGTTGAACTTCCTTGACCACTACTGCCCTCCGACGTACCTACCTTTGATTCTTCAACAAAGTCGAAAGTAAGTTCACGGATCTGATCAGCAGTGTAATTATCAGGGACTCGATAGTCCACGTCCATATCTTCCAACATGGCATTAACTACATCAGGGACAGCAGGAAGTACACGCATAGTACGGTTTAAATATTTACCTTTCTCTTCTAGAGATAGCGGTTGTACATTACCGTGTTGCCACACAGGAATTTCATCTTCTTCTAGTTGATAGTTATTGATTCTCAATAGTAGAGGGATAACTTGCTTGTTCCACATTTCACTAACAATCATATTATCACGATCACTGATTAGGGCAGACATACCTACTTGACCTTCGTGTAGGTTCATACTTCCACCACCACCCTCACCAGTAATCAAGTGTTGTGAAGCAAGGACATTGTAAATGGCACGTTTCTTCTGCTCGATAATATTTTCTATATTGAAGTTTTTACCAGATCCCTCTACGCCTCGGAATTCCATGTCATAATCACGTAAACCTGTACCACTTTCTGATTGTGTGTCAGAAGGCAAGACTACATATGTAGAGTCGGCTGTATGCATCATCTGCATATTTTCGGTAAGTGCCATCACTTGTTGCGCTTCAGTACTTGTAGGGTCAGCCTCGGCAGCTTCCATGATTTCACTAGGAAGACGTAATATCGGAATACCAGAGAAGTCACGAGTAACCCCCACCATTAAAGTTTCTTGCATGAATTGCTTTTCTTTCCACGGTAAGTATGCGGCATCAAAAGGACTTTGACCGAGAGGGGTGGAACTGGTAGCTGAGTAAGCTGCAATAGCAATCTTACGCCAATCAATATCTGTACGACCATTGACACTAGGGGTTTGTAGAAGACTGTTACCATCTACACCAACAAATGCTTGAGATTTTTGATGAAGGTAAGTTATTTCATTTCCATCTCTTGTTGTAGAGAAAGGCTTAACTGTGTCCAAGGTTGAAGGGTCAATAAATGCAAGTTTCTTGATAGTCCATGAATCTTGATACTTGTTTATGCCTTTACGAAGAACCACTTCATGGGGAGCACTGCCATTTTTAATCATCTCAGCACATGAACGGCCAACACTGCGAGCTGTTTGACTATCCATATGTTTAAGGCAATAATCTAAGAAGTCTTTAGCTTCTTTACTTTTATCGTTACCTTTCTTGTATTTTAACTTACCATTGTGTTGAGCACGTTCAATTGCTGTGGCACGACTATCAAAACTTGCCCATACAGCATCATCAAGCATCATCAGTGCATAGGTCTTGTATCGTTGACCAATGGACAATTCATAAGGTTTGCAAGCATTTGCAAAATCTTTAATCCACTTAATACCTGCAGTACTGACTTGACGTTTACTTGCACGTTGTTCTGTTGTTGTATTATTAGCAGCTTTCTGTAGACGAGCTTGCTTACGAGCGTTTACACGCCTTTGTTGCTTGCTAGTTTTAGGCATTAATCTGTCTCCTTTGTTATACTCTAATTATATCAGAAATAAGGGGTTGACAGCAAGGTAGAGAGGGATTATAGTGGTGGAAGATTAATTATTAAGGAGATTGAATAATGTTTGATGCAAATGCACGTCACTTACCGGATGGAAAATTATTCTTCGCTGAATGTCATGGGGTTAACCCGAAGAATAAAGTTATGACTGATCTACTGAGGAAAGGTGAAAACTACTTGTGTAGGAAAATGGGAGAAGACCCTAACAAGTGTCAATTTATTATTTACCTAGATAATTCTCGAAAAGGTTGGTATCTTTTTGATATGGATTTCTATAATGAAGACGATTTCGATTTCTATTCCCTCTTCGTATACAGTGGTTGTCCAGATGGTACAGGATTTATTTCAGAAGAATGGAAACAGAAGGCTTTAGATTTCTTAGGAGGAGAGTGGTTATGAAGGATATTGTTGCGTTATATTTTACAATAGGGTTTGTTTTAATTCTGGTACCTATTATTTTTGGAGTGACTAGTGGGATTTACTGGGGATTAATAGCTTCACTGTTACTGGGTTGGGGTGTAGGTGACGGTTACGAACAATCATCGGTATTTACTCACAAAGGGCAGGTTACAAAACATTTAGTATCTGCTGCACCGAGTCATACACAGATTAACGGCAGTGTAGGTGGGAACTTCTTATTCTTCTCTGGTATTATCCAAGAGAATCGAGTGTACCTGTTACGTGAAGAGGTTGAAGAAGGTTTGTATAAAGATTTCGAAGTAAAGAAAGAAGTATACATTCGTGAAGATAGCTCATTAACAGATCGTGGTAAGTTTGTACAATACTTCAACTGTAAGGATATTACTCGCAGTTACGAATATGCAATTTGGGAACTTTACCGAGAAACTAATAACGAGTGTTCCTACCAGAAGCAAGAAATTATCGTACCGAAAGGTAGTGTGATTAAAGAATTGAATATCTAAGGAGGAAAGTGGTATGAGTGAATTTATGACATCGTTTTACGGAGCAGTTATTTTAGGGGTTAGTTTACTTAGTAATGTTTTACTGTTTGTTAAGTTCTTAACAGCAGACAGTCAAAGGAAGAAATACCTAGAGGAGTGGGGAGATAGTGACAGGAAACTTGTACAGGCTTACGTAGATAACTCTAAACTTATGACTAAGTTAGGTGAGTTCCAGAGTAAACGTGACAAACACAAACAAGAACAATCTTCTTGGGCAAAGCAACGTGTTAACCTGAAGAAACGAATCAAAGAGTTAGAGGGTAAGGTATGAACTTTAAAGATCTACTGTATACTACATTACAAGATGCAGATGAAATGAAAAATATTATTTCGAAACTGTTTTCAATATATAATGAAAATAATAGTA